GACATCAAGTCAATGGAAGCCCGATTTCGTGCCGGTGACCCAGGACTACTCATGTGGAAGGACTTTATGAAGGATGAACTTCGCAATGTTGAGAAAATCCGCAAAGGCAAGACTCGACACATCACCACAGCCAACGTTACTTTCCAGATTGTCGCTAGAAAGTATCTCGGAGCCTGGGAGCAGGCTTTTAAGTCAATAGGACTTGACTGTGGTTCCACCATAGGCATGGCCCCCGAATCTGAACAGTGGGACATCATGATCCGCGAACTCTCCACCATCAATGTCCGCGCCTGGTTCATTGACTTCCGCAACTTCGACGGTTCTATCCCTGCCGAGCTTATTCACGCCCTCCTCTGGGATTACGAAATGTTCTATGGACCCAATGCTACTCAAGAGGAACGGAATGTCCGTCGTTGCGTTATTGAACATGTCATTCACACCATCTCTCGATGCAATGACGTCTACATCCAAAAACACCACGGCAATCCCTCGGGAATGCCAGGCACGTCTTCGACCAACACGAAAGCTCATCGCTGGCTTCTCCTTTATTTCCTCACGAATGTTGGCGTCCCCCTTGAGGATGCTCTAAAGTTTGGAATGGCGCTTCACGGCGATGATGGCATATTGGTCCCCACCAAGACCTACGAAAACGACAATCTCCTAGAGAAAATCGCGAAACAGATGGCACGTTACGGCATTACTCTTGAGAGTGAGATGAAGGAAACCCACGGTTACGGACTTGTTCCTCTCACTGAAGGCACCTTTCTCAAGCGTTCCACCAGATTCGACAAGGCTCTCAAGAAGTATCTTCCCTGTCTCGACATCCACGTTATCCACGACATTCTCAATTGGACCCGCGAAAAATGCGAAATAGACAACGTCACAGTCATGGAACAGCGTATCAACTCCGCGCTCATGTTCGCCTGGTTTCATGGGCGTCACGTGTTCGACCCTTTGCGCAAGGAGATCTGGGCTTTTGTTTCCCATCACGTCAATGCCGTCTTCGACGTCTTCACCTGGGAGCGCATCGAAAGCCTCTACAAGCACAACGAACTCGCCGCCAAACTCGAAGAATACTACTGGAAGATTGAAACTCGCGACGAAGGAAGAGACGAGATTTATCCGCAAGTTGAGGAGACCCGCTTCAAAACGCTTGAACGCAAGGCAAAAAAGTGGGGTCGTGACGTTCAACCACTCGAAGCAGACCTCCACGGCGGCTCTTCCAGCAGAATATATTCTCCGACCATAATAAACGGCGACAACAACAGCTCGGCTCCCCAAAATTCAGCTGATGCCACCACGAAACACGACTGGAACATATCCCCCAATCTTGAAATTCCGGCCACTGTCGCCGGCCTCGACTCTCCTATGGTAGTCACTGGACCCCCGCTTGGTGAGCGCGTCTTCATGCCCTACAATTCACCAGCCGACGTGCCAGTCACCGCAGAGATGATGTCCCTCCAGGCTCTCAACCATGGCAATATCGAACAAGACCACTTCGGCGCCGCAGAAGACGAGATGAACATAACCAATATCGTGACCCGCTTTCACCGCGTCAAGACCATCGACTGGAACTCTCAAGCCCACGGCACTGTACTTGCCTCCGGATACATCAGTCCCTTTGAACCCATGTCTGAGCTCCGCACAAATGTCGGTCCCATGGAATATACAGCGCTCCAGGCCAGTTTCTGGAAAGGTTCCATCGTTTACCGCCTCCGCGTCGCCGCCCCGCAACAACACGCTGGAAAGCTTGCCTTCTGCATTCACTATGGCGCCTACGACGAAGCCCTCATTCTTGGCCTCAACATGGCTGAGCGAACCGGACAATATGTTGTTGTCTGGGATCTCACGAAAGGCCTCGAGGAGTTCACGGTCACCTTGCCCTGGAAGTGCTCTACTCCCTGGCTCAATTCCTACTCTTCCCGCAACGGCCCAATCACCTGGTCTCTTGGTATGTGGTCCCTCGTGGTGCTCAACGAGCTTACGTTCCCTGGGACTACCTCTACTGAAGTCAGCCTCAATCTGCTCAAGGCTGCTGGCGACGACTTCCGCGTCCACTATCCCCGCGCCTACGGCAACATGCGAGGCGCTCTCATCGATCCCTGGACCCCTGCCACGTCAGCCGAACCCGAAGAGACCGATGCCACGTTTCTCCACGCGGGCAACATCAGCTTTACCATTGATGGCAAGGGAAGAATCGTCTCCGACACTACCCAAAATGTCAGCACTGACCCGCTCACGATCGAATTGGTCCAAATCGCCCCGGGAAACTTCAAGGTTCTCGGGAAAACAGCTAGCGTCCGCGACAACCAGATCATCATACTCGTTCTGTCGCTTCAAAACTCCGCTCACACCGGCTATCTCACAAATTTTGAATGGACCGCCGGCGGTTTCTCGCCCATTGAATTCAACAGTTCCAACGACCTTGCACAGTGGTCAGGCCAGCTTCTTGTCGAAGTGGCCCGTGCGGACATCGGCCCTGTCGAGTTTTCCGCCAACTTCCACTTCAACCATATTGCGGCCAGCGCCTCGCTCCTGTCCTACAACCTGTATTCGTTCAATCCGGCTTCGTTCACGTCCCCGTCACATCCCATTCACTATGGCGTGCTTAACAACGGCGACAACCCTATTGACCCTTGGTATTATTACTTGGTCTACGATTCCGCGAAACACCAGCTTGTGGCTGTGGACTCCACCGATTTCACGGGCGTCTCTCTTTTGACCCAATCCCGCGACGACAATATGCAAACGCTAAACTGGGTCTCGCCCAATTTCACGCCCAACAGCCTCGCGACCAACGTCCTCATGACCAAGCCCTTCACAATTGCCCAGTACGGAATGGACC